GGGTATCCGTACAAAAGTACGATCGGTACGCTGTTCAAAAATCACACCGGGTATATCTACTACAAAACCGCCAACGCTGAGGAAGCGGATATCCCGCAAGGGACCTGGAAGATTTTTAAAAACACCGTTACGGACAGCGTGTTTCTGTACATCAACGATTCGACTACCATTTATAAAGTCATTCTAAGCAAGGTCGAGTAATGAAATACGTCCCAGAAATGATGGACAAAAAGGTGATCGTCCAACGCGCGACGGTTACGCGGGGCGACTTCGGTCAGGAGGTTTTGACCTTCGCAAATTGGAAAACCAGGTGGGCCGCTATGGACTACGCTTCGGGCGGTGAAAGGCTGGAAGCGGATAAGGAAACGGCAAACATGACGGTTTATTTCACCATGCGCGAAGTATCGGGGCTTACTGAGAAAGACCGGATCATGTACAATGGATATTACTTCAATATCCGGTCCATCATTCCAAACGGGAGGAAGCATTTTCAAACAATCGAAACGGAGTTCAGGCGGTAATGGTAGTGGGTAAAGCGATATACAACATTTTGTCTAATTACGCAGGGCTTACGGATTTGGTATCGACCCGGATTTATCCAGTCGTTGCCGGCCAACAGGCCGCGTACCCTTATGTCGTATTCGATATCCAGCGCACGGATCCGGTAAACCGGATGTCGGGCCGGGCCAGGATGAACCAAATCTACATTACCGTTACCGCATACGCTAAAAAGTACGATGAAGCTGCTAATGTAGCGGTACAGATTTCAAACGCATTGGACCGGGTAACTCCCGGGACATACAACGGAGTAGTAATTCAGGGAATCATTTTTGAGAACCAACAGGATGGCCTTCAGGATGAGGATGACGTTTATTTCATCCCTACTGAGTTCAAAGTCAACCTGACAACCGGCATCGCAGCATGAACCTTGATGTAAAGATCGATCAGGCAGAATTTAACCGGCTGCAGCGCAATTTCCTCAGAATCAAAAATGAGGAATTGGGAAAACCGAAGCTCAGGAAGATTTTTGTCAAGGCTGTAAAGCAGATGATATCTGCTATTAAATCCCGTACACCGGTTGGATTAACAGGGGCTTTGAAAAAAAGCATCGGCATTATCCCTTTTCTGGGGACTAAAACCGGTTCTGTCTTTGTCGGGGTTCGCAGGGATCGCACGACCAAGAAAACGACGACCTGGTATGGGAAGCTCCTTGAGTTCGGGACCAAGTTTATCCGAAAAGGCAAATTCACCTTTTTCGAACCTGGTGTAAAGGCATCGGTCCAGCAGGTAGCCGACGCGATCATTGCCGAACTGAGGAGAAATATCCAAAAGTATGGAAGGTAGGGTCGATGACAGCACGGTACTTGTGGAGATCACCAAAGCCTTCACAAAAAAGAATGGCCGGGTGGTCCAGCCTGATCCTATATGGGGAATATGGAGAGTAACGCATGAGCAGGCGGATTTGCTCGAAAGTATGGGAGTGGCGGTAAAATTGAATAGGCCCGGGAAATGCGTACACGCTGAACGGCACAGACGCAGAATGGAAATGAGAAAACTACAACAATGTTTATTAAAGTAACGGCAGAAGGCGTGAAAAACAGTTTTGGGCGGGGTATTCCGGTCGGGACTGTAATTGAGGCCACAGAACAGCGTGGACGTGAAATGATCCGCATGGATCTGGCAGAACTGATTGAGCATGATTACCGCACCATGTACCAAAATCAGGTCAACGCGATAAAGAATAAGGACACGATGCCGCCACCGACGGAACGAAAGCGATCCTGGTTTGGCCGGCTGATAGGCATTTAATTTAAAACACACTTAAAGAACAACCAATGGCAATTATCACTTCGAGCGCGGTTGCGATGAGCATAGGGGGTGAAGTACCCACCTGTCCGCAATCGGCTACTTTAAAAATGGCTACCGAACTGAAAGATCTTCAATGTTCGGCCTCAAACGGATGGAAACGGTCAGCGGCCGGGAACAAGTCCTGGGAGATGACGCTGAATTTCGTACTGGCAACGGACGGGGCATTAACCCTAACCGATATCCACACGGCCTGGAATGCGTCGGCAGTCATCGCGGTATCGTTTGCGATCACTGGTTCAATCACGGCATCCGGGGACGGCTGGATTACCAATGTGGACGTGAACGCGCCTGAAAACAATGATCCGGTAACGGTATCTGTAACCATCACCGGTGACGATGACCTCTCAATCGCTTAACCAATAAACACACAATGAGTAACAGGGTCGCAGAAATTGAACTGGATATCCAGGGAGAAAAAATCATGTTTCCGTTCCATTTTGGGATGGCTACAATCAGGCAGTTTGCAGTCCGGAAGGGCTGGGTGAGTTTGCCGTTTACCAAAATCCTGAACAACCTGATCGGGGAGGACGCATCCTTCATCGATCAGACGGATTTTTTTGTTTTCGCTATGAAAACCGGACTGACCTATACCCAAAGCAAAACGCCACCGGCACCGGAATCAGACGTGCAGGAAAACTTCGCAGGGATCATGAAGGCGGCAGCCGACACGATAGCTGCATACCTGACGGAATCGGCCGGGAAAGTTGAGAAGTCCGACGAGCCGGGAAAGGATTAACCCTGGATGACCTGTTTGCCTATTGTGTGGGGACGATCGGGATGAGCATACAGGAGTATAATGATTCAACTTATGGCGAAGTCCTTTGCGTCATGCATGGGTACAATAAGCGAATCGCTGATCAGTCCAGGGATGAATGGGAGCGCGCCAGGCATATCGCATTTTATGCGGTGGTCGCCCATGTCAAACCCGGATCTGTATCACGCCCATCCAGCTTAATACCGCTTCCCTGGGACAAGGACAATTCCAAAACAGCCTTCAATCCTGATGAGCAGGCTCAGGCGATGGCGAATGTCATGGGAGCATTGAAGATCCGCACGGAGAGAAAGCAAAGGGAGAGGGTAACGCAGCATTCAAAAAACGAAAAGAAAAAGCATGTCAAGCCTCGGTAATTTGTACTTCAAGATAGGAGCTGATGTAAAGGCCGCGACAACGGCTATCAACAGCGTCGAGCGACAGATTGCCGGGCTTTCAAAAAACTTTGGTTCATTAGGCAAGGTATTTTTTTCAGGGCTTTCAGCAGCCGGGATTTTGGAGCTTGGTAAACAGGCTTTAGTTGCTTCCTCTCAGTTTGAGAAGGCATTTTTAAAGATCAAAAACCTCACAGACAGCAGCACACAAGATATTGTCCGGTACAAGGCAGAGCTGTCTAAAATATCAAGTACGATAGGGGTTTCCTTGAATGATCTCGCAGATGGTCTTTATACGATTACATCAGCGGGTGCGTCCGGCTCCAGGGCAATTGAAACCCTGGGCATTGCATCAAAGGCGGCAGCGGTCGGAATGGGATCGGTGGAGGATGTATCAAAGGCATTAACCGCAACTATAAACGCATACGGGGAAGAAAATCTAAGCGCGGCAAAGGCGGCAGAAATCTTTTTCAAGACAACAAAATCAGGATCCCTTGACGTAAAGGAGTTGACCAACTCAATGTCCAATGTTACCCCATTGGCTGCGGCATTGGGAGTAAACCTTGAACAGGTAGGAGCGTTTTTAGCAACTGTTTCCCTAAAAGGAACTGCGGCAAGCGAGGCGGTAACTCAATTGGCCTCCATAATGAATGCCATCATAAATCCATCGACCGAGGCTAAAAAGGTGATGGATGCCATCGGGCTTTCAATGGATGAGCTTCAGGCGATGGTCAAAACCGATTTCCGGGGAGCCATGCTTGAACTTGAAAAGCGGTTTGAGGGGAGTGCCGAAGCAATGGCCAAATTCTTTGGAAGGAAGGAAGCGGTAATCGGGTTTTTGTCGGTTACCGGTGATGCAGCTAAAAAGTATGGGCAAATCCTTGCAGATAACACAAAGGACACCACATTACTTGAAGCTGCAACAAAGGATGCGCTCGATACGATTGAAGGTAGATGGAATAAAGCGGTCGCTGTATGGGGAAACGCTTTGAAGATACTGGGGGACATACTGGCTACTACGACATTGATTGCGGTCGAAAAAGTAAGTTATCTTGATGAGGCGGCTGGAATAGAAAAAGTAAACGAAGCAATTAGGCAGCAGCGCAGGGATGTTATCGCTCTGATTTCTGAAAAAAATAAACTTACCAATCGCTTCGCTTCCGGGAATACTTACGGAGTATTGGGCGCGCCAGGAGGCCCAACGGCTCAGGGATTGGTTAATCCATTGACAGGTCCTAAAATCGATGATACGCAAATCGATAAGTATTCAAAACTCCGCGCTGAGATTGATAAGCTATTCAGCACAAATGAAAAGGTTGGAAAAGGGACTAAAACCCTTAACTCCATAATCAGGGAACAAAATCAATTACTTGAATCATGGGATGCGTTTACTTCAAATCTTGTAAAGGAACAAGAGGAGTTAAACTTATTACTTCTCGATCAAAACGCTCTTTCAAAGGCCAATACTCAGGCTATTCTTGATAACGTCAAGGCAAAGCAGGCGCAAGCGTTGATTGATGCAAGACTTAATGCACAACAAAGAGATAAAACACGCGCTCCAATATCCGGTTTAGGGCCATCGGAAGGCGAATCCATCCCAGAAATTATTAAGGGATTAAGTAGTTCACAAATTGAAAGCCTGGGAAATATATTCCAAACTGAAGGAGTGGAGGCATATAAAGCAGCTCTGTCCGACGTAAACACAGGGATGGAGCAAACAAAGGAAATATTGACCGGAATTGGTACTCAGGCAGCGCAGGCATTTGCTGGATTGTCATTGTCGTTGATTGACGGATCATTAGCTTTTAAAGACTTAGGCCGGGCCGCATTAGACGCGGCTGATCAAATAGTGAAGGCCGCTTTGGCATCAGCTATTGCAGCCGCTATTACTGGTTCGTTGAAAAATCCAAATATATTGGTGGGCTTGGCATTAGCCGCAGTTGCAATATCAGTCGTTAAAAGGTTATTCAAAACCAATGTCCCAAAACTCGCAGGCGGCGGCCTCGCCTACCGTCCACAACTTGCCGTAGTCGGGGATAATCCCAACGCGGCATCCGATCCAGAGGTCATATCGCCATTGTCAAAACTCAATAGCCTTTTGGCAAACCAGATCAACAATTTGGCCGGCCTTTTGACCCGGTCATTCAATCAAAGCATCCAGGCCGTATTTGCACAACCCACAGCGATCACGCAGCCGACCAGTTTGGATTTCAGGGATCCGCTTGAAATAGTGGTCAAAGGCAAGATCGACGGCAGCGATATCCGGTTGGCTTATGACCGTGCAGAATCAATCAGAAACCGCCACCTACCTAAACCAAGATAATGGGATTAGTCGCACCTTATAAATCAACCGGGGTCCAGGCCACTTATACTGAGTTCTCCGTTGACATTATCGGATTTGGTACGACGACCAATATGAATCTTGCCCGCAATGGGGTAACCTTCAATCTGTCCGGGGAAGAAAATAATCCACACACCCGGTTTACGGCAATGACCGCTGAAATGGAGGTAATCAATGACCGGGATGCTGTTACTGATTTTATAGGGTCGATGGCCAGCCATGCCACCGAAGAATATTACGCAAAGATCAGCATCAATGGCACTTTAAAATATATCGGCATAGTTACCGCAGACGGTGGGGAGTGGCAGGATATCGCAAGGGTTGCAAGTCCTACCTACAAGCTGATCGCTCATGATGGCATGGGCCGGATGCAGGGCAAAAATTATGCGGATGAGAATGATAATCCTTACACCGGATATGCAACCATCAATGAGATCATTTACCGGTGTTTGGAGAAAGTAGGGACCAAATCCCACTACTCAGGCACCTTCTTTGCGATCCTCCATGACAATACGGAGGACAGCCAGGACGTATCCGGGGATCCCATCACAAATCAACGAGTTGACCAGGGGATATTTTATGAGATCGGCCTGGATACAGGCACCTACAATTATAAGACCTGCAGGGAAGTCCTGGAGTACATCATGGTTGCATACAACCTATGCCTTCGGTATGTGGGACCGTACTACCTGTTTTACAATCCCAAACTGATGGCATCCGGGGCATCGGCCTATGCGTACAATACGTCCGGCAATTATTCAGGCACTATTTCGGTGGGGACAGAAATTGAGATCCTGGACGATCACAGCATGGATGCCAACCGGAAGGGGATATCCTCATTCGGCTCATTGGCTCCGCTGTATAAGGCACGGATTACATATGATCATGGGCCGCAGGACGTGAATATGTTATTCGGGGTAAGCTATGAAGGCGACAATATCCCGACACCTGGGGACCTGCCTGATTGGTTGGAATTGGGGCCGGTTACGGTAAACCCTGGGGAGTTGGTTGTACTCAGGTTTTCGGGTAAACTCAGAACAAAGTCCCACTACGATGCCGGAGCCGGAAGGTGGAGAAACCACAGGTATCATTTTAAATTGTATCTGAAAAATGTCTATACCGGGCATGAAACCTATTGGGAGCGGAACCATGAGGCATACGATTTTTACGCTACCACATTTTCAAACTATACCAATCCTCAATGGTCCTATGACGAGGCTGAGGAGTACGATATCGTTACCGACATTATCGATTCAGTCCAACAGGACGTAAACCTGTACAAAGAAATAGGGTTTGATACCCATGCGCTCAGTTCGGGAGATGTCAATAATATTTTTTTCCGGTTCCAGTTTGTGCGCGTATTCGATGAGAAGGAGGAAGATGTTACAGCCGGACCATCAAACCCGGTATTATGCGAATGGGAATTTTCCGACCTGACATTGGAAGCCCTGGAGGAAGGGGTTTTATTAAAGCGTCCCACAAAGACCGTATCTGAGGCGATCGGGGACGACAAAAACTCCGCTTACCTGGATGAAACCACAATCATAGGCGACGGCCCGAGCAAGACAAGTTTGGGTAGGATTCAGGTATTGGCCGGGGGAGAATGGCAGGATTCAGCATTATGGGGCGGTAAGAAATTACATTTAAAATCGGTCCAGGAGATCGCGGAATTTCGCAACAATGCCTTAAGGAAATTATTAGGCGGGTTCTATGCCTTGAACGCATGGATGGATACGATCGTAACCTACAATGGGATCGAGTATTGGCCCATGAGCGTCCAGTACGTTTCAGGGGAGGACGAATGGACCGGGGAATGGATTGAGATAGGAAGCTCTGGCGGGAGTATAACCACTAAGGAGAAAAGGGTACTGAGGAAGGAAAAGGTTGATTTACCACTCAATCCAAACCGCCTGCCGGACGATGAGGAATTGCAATGGAGGATCACCATCCCGCAAACGAAGGAGGCGCACACTCCAACAGGCGGCCCTTATACCAATCTTGAAATGCGATCGGCTGCCGAACATAATTTGTGGAGGCGTGGCGATGTGCTGAATATCACCGATCCGATTTACGGTTGGGTGGATGAACTGACTTTGACGGCCGACGTAAAAAAGGACGATACTTTTATTTACTTCCAGTCATGGACACCATCAACGGATTTCCCACCGGGTTCCTATCTGGAAAAAAACAGGGATGCCGAAGCCGAAGATGCAGGGGAAAACGTAACCGTTTACCGCTATCACGAAGGCTGGACCGGATCAAGCATAAATGTCATCGACGACATGGATGGCGACGACGTTACCGGCCTGGATGGAGAGCTTTTACCGGACGAGGGCCATCCGG